CCGCGCCGGGGACGTCGTTCGAGGATGCCCGGAACTGGAGAGAGTATGATCCGGCGGCGTTGGCTGCCGAGCAGCGGCCCGTGAGGATTGGAGCGAAGTGGTTGGCATCGAGGTCGCTTGTGGATCCTGCTGGGGTCACTCCGGGGCGGTTCCTCGATGAGCTGCTGCTGACGGGGGACAAGGCGATCGTCTTTACGTCGGACAAGTCGCAAGGGCAGTACATGTACTGGAGGGCGCAGGATGTGGAGCGCAGGGGTTGGTATCAACTGGGGGACCGGAAGGGTGTGCCGGCGCGGAAGGTGGGGGCAATGGATGAGACCCCGAGATCGATCATTTCCGCTCGATGCGGGGTGTGGTGGCTGTGCCAGCCGGTCGACGGGCAGTGGCGACCAAACGGAGAGAGACTTTCGAGGAGGTCTGAGGCATCTGTGGCCGCGTGGCGGCACATGGTCATCGAGTCGGATGAGGATGGCATCGAGGAGCAGTGGCTCAATCTGCTGGTGCAGTTGCCGCTGCGGATTGTGGCCATGTACACATCCGGGGGGCGGTCGGTGCATGCGCTGGTGAGGGTGGATGCGCAGAGCAAGGCCAACTGGGACATGATCCGGGATTACATCAAGCCGATGATGACTCGGTGGGGCGCAGACAAAGGGGTTTTTTCGGCGGTGCGGCTGACGCGCCTGCCAGGGTGTTTGAGGCGCGGCAAGGAGAGCCGAGAGGGAGGATACGAGGCATTCAGTGAGCCGCGCATGCAGCGCCTCCTGTACCTCAATCCATTGGCCGGCTGGACTCCGATCCAGTCGCTGCCGGTGCTGCGAGTTTCCGATGAGTCAACCAACAGATCCAACCCCAACTCCAGCGCAGCAGCGTGAAGGCAAGCTACCTCCCGAAGTCGCCGCGGCGATCCGTCACCTTACCCCGTACCTCGAGAAGTCCGGGGTGGCGGTCCCGAAGGATCTGACGCAGGCGGTGCCGCAAATCCACCTGGGAGACCGGGTGGGTGAATTGGCTCATGCGCTCGCTCAGCATCTGCGCAGCAGTGGGCTGTATCGTGCCGGCGAGGAGCTGGTCACTGTCGACGAGGGGACGGGAAGATTCCAGATCATGAAGTCGGCGCGCTTCGTCACTTGGGTGGACGACTACGTGTCGTTTTTCAAGGTGTCGAACGAGGCGAAGAAGTGGATGTCGCTCAATCGGCAGAAGGCGGAAGAGGTTCTGGCGAGCGATGCGTTCCGCTGCAAGATCCCGGTCCTCAATGGGATCAATCCCGTCAAGCTGCCCGTGCGCCGGCGCAGTGGAGCGGTGGAGTTGCTGCAGCCCGGGTATGATGAGGAGAGTGGGATCTTTACCCTGCGGGCCGGGCTGGACTACGACGAGGAGATGGAGGCGGACGACGCCCGCAATTTCATTCTCGAGATGCTCAAGTACTTCCCATTCGGGGATGAGGAGCGGTCGAGGGCGGTGCATGTGGCTGGTATGCTGACGGTGTACTGCATGGGCATGATGCCTGCAGGGGCCCGGCCGCCGATGTTTGTCTGGAATGCGAATCAGGTGGCGAGCGGGAAGACGCGGCTGGCTCAGATGTGCCTGATCCCGGTCTTCGGTGGGGCCTCGGTGTCGGCCTGGTGGGACCGCGTCGAGGACTTCAAAAAGGAGCTGGACAGTGCTGCGCAGGACTTCGCTCCGTACCTGTTTTTCGATGATCAGTCGGGCCTGCTGAAGTCCGGGCTCCTCAATGGATGGATCACATCGAGCCGGTGGTCGGGCCGGGTGATGGGTGGCAAGGATCGATTCAGCGTGCCGCTGCGTGGGGTGACGATGGTGACGGGGAATCAACTGACCTTCACGGATGACCTCTTCCGTCGGTCGCTGATCTGTGACCTCTTCCAGCCGGTGCAGTACGATCAGAGGACTCTGCCAGAGGATGCCATCGACATGACCGAGGAGTGGCTGGCTGATGATGCCAACCGTTCCAAGATCCTCGCCTCGCTGTGGGCCTTGGTCCGTAATGCGGAGATCATGGAGCAGATCCGGCCGGCGCAGCTGCAGCGGAAAATTGGGAGCTTTGAAGGATGGTGCCGGGTCGTCCCCAAGGTGGTGGTGCATGCGCTTCTGGGTGATCCCACTGCGAAGCCTGCTGATGTGCAGGGGAATCCTCTGCTGGCTGATGCGCGGGAGCTGGCACGGATCGCGCTGGATACGCTCGTGGACGGCCGCGGCGTGCAGCCAGTCAAGTTGGCGGAGCTGGTGCCACTGGCCCGGCGCAATGGGCTGTTCGTGGAGAGCCTTGGCACGCTCGATGACATCTACCGCGACCTCGATGCCGGGAAGGGGAAGTGGAAGCCTGTGGAGACTGTCGACGAGGATGGGGATGTGAGCAGGCGTGATCCGACGCCGGAAGACAAGAGGGAGCAGGCGGCCGCCTTCCTCGACCGGGCGATGGCGACGAGGTTCGGGTCGGTCCTCAAGCGGTTGATGAACGGGCTGATGTTCGTGGATTCCAAGGGGAGGAACTATCAGTTCGGGAGCCGGGAAGGGGCCCGGCAGGCGACGTACAACTGTGTGCGCAAGTAGGTGCTGGCCGACAGGCTGATGGTGTGAGTGGGGGCGTGCAGCGACTGCTGTGCGCCCTTTGTCTTGGGTGCAGACCTCCCGTTCCCTCGGTAGTTTCGAGGATCGCGGACGTCTGCGAGGTTCGCAATTTGTGCGGCGGAAGCGGCATTCGACGTGCCGCAGAGTGCGGCACTGGGCGCAAATCGGCAGCCAAGGTATGCGATGGTCCGCTGAGGTCCGCAGATTTTCGGCCCGCAATCCCCTGATAATACAACATATCTCGGACCTTACAGACCTTTCATACCATCCTTTGAGATATTCCAGAAAAGCCCAGAATCGTGAGTTTGCTCAAAGGGGGTTCTACAGGTCTGCATTTCGTCGCTTTCCTGCGGTGCCGCGGCGCGGTTTTGTCGGGCAGTGTCGACCCCGCCGGGGTAAGGAATCTTTTTCGCGGGGGTTTGTTGATGCGAGTTTCCCGACCCGCGATCTGTTTGCGCGCCGGAATGCGGAAAAGTTTGTGTCGCCTTTGTCGGCGGCTGCGGTTTGACGGGCCGCGCATAGGGCATGGATCAATCCGCTCTCTCTGCTCGGGAGGCGGCCGAGCTGGAGGCGCTGCGGCCGCTGGTGAATCGTGGGAAGATTATGCCGGGGACGGCATCATGGGATCGGTACCTTGAGCTGACCGATCGGGCCTCCGGGGCAGTGGCTGCGCAGCCGGATGACGGATTCCGGCTGGACGCGGTCCCGCTGCATTCCCGAGGCGTGGCAGCCTACGTCGGCCTCTACTGCGAGGATGGTGATCCCACTGGGGCGACGACGCGCCGGCTGCAGCGATGGCGGAAGCTGGGAGCGGAGAATGGGCAGCCTGCACCACTTGGGGATCCTTCCGCGATGATCGGCTGGTACGAGTCGATGCGCGGGGCCGGGCACATCAAGCATTCGCTTCCGGACATGCTCCTCGATGCCGCGGCCCGGGCATCGGCTCCTCCAGCTGTCAAGGATTCCTTGACAGCTGCCGTGGAGGCCGCGACTGATCCGCAGCCCGCTTTGGTCTGCGAGGAAGAGGACATGGATGGAGCCGACTACTCGACCCGATCGGTCATTGCTCGCCTCCAGCAGGACGAGGCCCGACTGCATCGGAGGTACCAGCAGGCTGTGGCTGCCGGTGCTCCCGAGGCTGAGCAGGAGGTCCTCCGGAAGCGATGGAGCGAAGCCAGCGAGCTGCTGATCATGCAGAGGGCCCGCGCGGAAAAGGTGCGAGAATTGCTCGACCCTCTGGAGGTCAACTCCGCACTCGTCCGGTTCCTCCCGGCCCTCGCCAACAGCCTCGTGGCCGGCCTCGCTCCGTACCTGCCAGCCGAGCAGGCGGCCGCCGCCGTCCGGGCCGCCTTCGCTGCGGCCCCCAACCGAATCGAGGAATTCCTCGCCGCATGAGCGACCGTCGCATCCATCTCGGCCTCGTGGGCAGCTGGATCGAGCTGATCCGCTCGCATCCTGTCCTTGAGCCCGAGCCCGGGATCCGGGACTGGGTCGAGGGCCACCGACTCCCGATCCCCGCCCAGCACAATCGGATGGCAGCAGCCGCCGGGAAGGTCTGGGAATTCGGGCAGTTCTCCGTGCTCGCCGACTGGATCTTCGACTTCCTCCGCCAGCCGACCACCGATGTCCTGTTCGCTGACGGGTCCACCCGCACCGTCCGCAACCGCACCGCCGCCATCATCAAGGATTCGCAGTCCGGCTGCTCATCGATCGCCCTGCATGGGCTGGCATGGTGGGCCCGGTTCCGCGGGGGCAACATGATTTTCGTCACGGATTGCCGACAGCAGGCCCGCGACTTCGCGCGAGACCGTCTCTCCCCAGTGCTCGACGCCTACGCCTCCCTCCGAGCCGAAAAAAACGAGAAAGCCTCGACCGCGATGGCCATCCGGTACTCGCGTGGCACCATGTACCTCGGTGGTGGGCAGTCCGCCTCCGAATTCGTCAGTAAGCCAGCCTCGCTCACGATCGCCGACGAATGCGCGAAGCACGACCTCATCGATGACATGCCGTCGCTCAGCCTGCTCGAGGGGCGGATCACGGCTGACGACGAGGCAAAGCTGCTGGCATTCTCCACTCCGGACAACGCCCTGGAATATGACGAGGACCCCGTCACCGGCCGCCGCAGGCCCGTCATTACTCGCGAAACCGTCATTCATGCCTCCTACCTGCGAGGGACGCAGGAACGATGCGAAGTCCCATGCCCGCACTGTGGCCACTACCAAGAACTTGTCTTCGAGGGCCTTCGCTTCGGCCATTGCAAGGAATCGCTCCCATTCTCCGAGACGGAGGCAAAACCAGTCTGGAACCGCGACCGCGTCCTGCATGAGACATACTACGAGTGCGCGGCCTGCCATGAGCGGATCGACGAATCCGCGAAGCCTGACATGATTGCCCGCCGGCGGTTCGTCGCCCAAAACCTCAGTCCAGCCGTGGCCCATCGGAGCCTCGCCGTCTCCAGTTTGATCAACCAGGCCTTCGCCTCCCGGCGGTGGGGAGCCATCGCCAATGCCTTTATCGATGCGTCGGAAAACGGCAGCGAGGTCTCGATCAAAGCGTTCCACACTGAGTTTCTGGGCCGACCGTTTGAGAGGTACAAAACCAAGCGGCCCGCCGACGAAGCCGTCGCCAAGCTTCGTCGTGGCTACCGCCGACTGCGCTGGGATGGCCAGCCGGCGCTGACAATCCCGATGGCATCAGCCGACATCCGATTCCTGCAGATGACCGCCGACGTCCAGCGTGGCGAGGGGAACCAAGTGGGCGAGATCGGCATGGTCAAATGGAGCATCTCCGCCGTCGGATGGGACGGCAGCAACACCGTCCTCGACTGGGGCGAGGTGCCGGAACTCGACGATCTCCAATCCGTAGTCGAGGCCCGGAAATTCAAGGACAAGGACGACCCCGAGCCATGGACCGTCGCCATCGTCTGCGTCGATACAGGCTACCGCGAAGACTTGGTCACCGGCTTCCTCGCCGCTCAAGGTGGCAGCAATGCGCCGGATGGAATCCGCTGGGTTGGCATCCGTGGGCGCGCCGCCGCCACCGACCGCATGGCCCGAGTCTCACCCCGCTGGACCAAGGAATATCCGGCCCGGGACCGCTGGGGGAATGCCTGCGTCGTCCGCATCCTCAACATCAAGGCCGACCACTGGGAACACGAGCTGCACATCGAGCGGATCGCGAAGCCAGCCGACGGCCGCGTCACCCGGCCAGCCCTCAATCTGCCCGTCGACACGACCGACGACGTCCTCGCGGAAATCGGAAACATGGAGCATTTCTACGATCGGCCCAACAAGGGCAACGTCCGCGAGCTGCGGTGGCGGAAGCGATCCGCGAGCAAGCCAAACGACATGGCTGACCTCATCAAATACCAGCTCGTCGTCATCGATGCCGTCGAGCGAGACGAGCACACTCAGGTTTGACCCGCCCCGCAAAGTGTATGCCAGCAGACGCAACCGTCGCCCAAGCCCTTGTCGAGACCTACTCGGAGGAGGAAATCCGCGGCCTCCGGAAGGTCGCCCTCGAGGTCCGCATGGAGGGCGGCACCACCACCCGAAACTACGAGGGCAGCTCGATGACGATCGACATCAACAATGCAGGGCAGATCATCGACGATTGCTCGGCTGCTCTCCAGATCATCGCAGCCACCGCGGCTGGCAATGATCCCTCCCTCGTCCGCAGTCCGGTCAATTCCGGAGTCGATTTCTCCCGCCGCCGCATCCAATGATCACCGACCTCGACCAAGACCCAATCACTCCCGACGCATGGACGTCTGGCATTGCAGCTGCCGATGACTCGCAGGATCGAGGGTACATCTGGTTCCCGCATCTCAGTGGGAAAAACCAGTTCCGGGAATACACCCGACGCGAGGCCCGGCGACGCAGCCAATGGGCCGCGTGGAATATCCCCCCGGCCCGAAAGGCCACCCGCGATCTGGCCCGCTGGGTCGGCGCGGTCTCGATCCGCCCAGCCACCACCGATGCCGCCTTCAATGCCGCGGTGCAGGAATGGTGGACCGAAATGTACGAACGCCGCCCAGGCGCCTACGAAGCCACAGGCAAATTCACCGCCGCCGGCTTCCTGACCAATGCCTTGTTCAGCACGTTCCGCGATGGCGACCTCTTGGCCGTCCATGCCACCGACGAGACCGGTGCCCCCACCGTCCTCAGTGTCGAGTCTGCCCTCATCGATAACCCAACCCGCGCCGGCGACGACCAATGGACAGACGGCGTCCGTGTCGGCCCCAACTACAAGCATCTCGCCTACAATGTCCGCGCGGAAGTGGGGGGCCAACTCAGCGAGGCCACCGATGTCATCATCCCGGCATCGACCGCTCACCTGTTCGCCAACTTTGAGACCCACTCGTCCACTCGCGGCACGCCATCGCTGATCCACGCAATCCCGCAGATCCTCGACTACCGAGAAATCGACAACGACCTCCGAAAGATCCTCAAAGTGCACGGCCTCTTCGGCCTCGTCGTCGAGCGAGCCGTTGGCCAGCCGGTCACTGAGATGACTCCCATCTCTGGGCGCAAGCGGATCGACAATCTGGCCGAGGATGGCACACGACCGATGACTGGTGTCTCTCCGTCCGCATCGATCCCGCGCAAAGTGAACGAGGTGGTCGACCGTGGCGAAATCGCCGACCTCCCACCAGGTGCCACGATCAAGCCTCTCACCGACGGCCGCGACTTCCCATCTCAGGCCGCCATCAAGGGAGACATCTATGCCCAGATCGCCATGGGCCTCGGCGTCCCCGTCGAGCTGCTCTTCATGCTGGAAAAGCTCACCGGCCCCGGTGTCCGTTTCGTCCTCAGGCAGGCACAAGAGTGGAGGCTCGCTTGGCTCGACAAGCAGGTGGGATTTGCCACCGTCGACTACGTGCGGCGCGTCGAGTGGGCCATCCGGACCCGTCAGGTGCCGCGGCCCAAGGATCCTCGCTGGTGGAGGCACTCGATCAACTACCCTCGCAGCGTCACCATCGACGAGGGCCGCGACGCGGCCGCGCAGCGCAGCCGACTTGCAACCGGCCTCACCAACTTTGCCACCGAGTATGGCGAGCAAGGCGATGTCTGGCAGGAGCAGATCGACCAACGCATCGCGGAGCTGGCCTATGTCCGCCAGAAGTGCGAGGCCGCCGGCATCGACCCGGCCCTCGTCCTCGGTGCTCCCGCCAACCCATCCGCTCCGCCGACTCCGTAATGGGGCCCACATGGGACCCAACTTTTTCCGACATGACTCTCGAAATCCGAAATTTTCTTCAAGCTGCTGGGATCGCCGCCCTCGCGGCTCATCCCGTGGCCATCGACGTCCCCATGCTCCTGCAGGACTACCTCGCGGGCCGCGTCCGCATCGAGGCTCCGGCAGCCGCTGCCAATGAGCAAAGCGATGCCAGTCATCCGAATGACCTGTACTTCCTCCAGCTGGGCGGCCGCACCGTCGCCGTCCAACCGGTTCGCGGCGTCATCGCCGCCGGTGTCTCTCCGTTCATGGAAGCCTACTACGGCTTTTTCAATCTCGACCGCATCCACGCTGCCGCGGCCACGGTCATGGCCAACCCGGCCATCTCCGCCCTCGTCCTCCTCATGGACACGCCTGGCGGATCGGTCCTCGGCCTCCGCGCCGCCGCCGATGCTCTCTTGAATCTGCAATCGATCCGGCCCCGCCTCGAGGTCATCAGCTACAGTCAGCGCCTCAATGCCTCGGCTGGCATGTACCTGTCCGCCGCGGCCGGCAGCATCCATGCCAGCCCGGGTGCCTACATCGGCAGCATCGGCACCATTGCCAGCCTCTCGGACATGTCGGGCCTCTATGCCAAGATTGGAATCGAAAAGCGGGTCTACACTGCGGATTCCGCGCTCAAGGGCCTTGGTTCCGGGCAGATCACCGAGGCGCATGATGCCCACATGCGCGAGATGGTGCAGACCTACTCGGACGAGTTCAAGGGGTGGATGTCCGCCCGCCGCGGCCTCGGCCCCGATGCCATGCAGGGGCAGGCATGGGAAGCTCGCCTCGCCCCCGCTGGCCTCGCGGATTCGGTGTCGATCCCGACCTTCGAGGAATTCCTCGCCGCGATGCTTTGACGGGGGCCGCAAAGGTCACAAGCAACGCACCAGCCACCGCCTATCACATGCGCAATCTCTTCAAGTTTCTCTCGGCCTTCGCCGCTCTCCTCCTTCTGAGCGGCACCGCCTTCGCCCAAGATCCTCCGGTTCTTCCGCCCGCGCCGTCGGGCCCAGCGGCATCTACGCCAGCCGCTCCAGCACCAGCCCCGGCGCAGGGGACTGACTCAACCCCTGCGCCGGCGGCCCGCCGGGAAGAAGAGACGCAAGTCTCCTTCCTCGCCCGGATCAAAGCATACGCCACCGGCAAGGAGCAGATGGCCAGCAAGATCACCGCATCCGAAACGGAACTGGCCAGCCTCCGCGCGGCCGTCGCCGATCGCGATGCCACCATCGCAGACCTCCAGTCCACCGTCGCCGCGCAGCGTGCCGACCTTGAAAGGATCGGTGCGTACCTTGCCAGCATCGGCAGCACCGAGACAGCGGCTCAGAATCCAGCAGCCGCATTCGATGCGGCGGTCGGTGCTGGTGTCGCTGCTGCCGTCCAGCAGATCGGAATCCCGGCGGCCTCTGTGCCGCAGTCCGCTGGTGGCGGGGCCGCCGTCACCGCTGAGGACATCGAGGAGCAGCTCAAAAACTGCAAGTCGATCCGCGAGCGGCAGGAACTCCTCGCCAAGCACCGTGCCGTCATTTTCGGCAAAAACTGAGCCCTCACCACCGACCACCTAACCATCCAATCTCATGGCCGCCATCATCGACTCCAATCTCAAACGCCAAGCCGTCCTCTCCGAGGTCGTGCGTGCGCTCAAGCCTCGCCTCGCTCTCATCCGCGCCTTTGCCTACAAGGTCAGCGAGACGCCTGTCCGCCTCGAAGGCACCAGCGTCGTCGCCGTCCCTTATGTGCCGCTTGAGTCGGCGACCTCAGTGGACTGGAACGCCACCAACGGCTACGTGGCCGGCGATGGCACCATCTCCGCCAAGCCGATCACGATCAACAAGCGGAAGTACCAGTCTCTCGGATATTCCTCGCAGGATGTCCGGGATCAGCCGGGTCTTCTGACCGATGAGATCATGGCTCAGAAGGTCAACAAGCTCGTGGCCGATGTCAGCGACGACATCGCATCGAGCATCACGTCGGCCAACTTCGGCGCGGCGGCCTACACCGGTGCGGCCTCCTCGATGGCTCTCAGCGTCGTGGCCACTCTGCAGCAGGCAGCCATCGAAGCCGAGTTCCCGGAAGGCTCTCGCTCGCTCGTGCTCAATCCTGCCTACCATGCCAAGCTCATCACCGATTCCGGTGTGATCGGCAGCATGAACTACGGCAGCCCGGAAGCTGTCCGCACCGGCACAGTGCCCGACCTCCTTGGTTTCCGCTACTACGGTGGAGCGAAGGTTCCCGGCAATGCGCAAAACCTCGTGGGCTTCATCTCGGTCCCCTCCGCCATCGGCATCGCCATGGCTCCGGTGGCTCCCGCCGCCGGCGTCCGCGACCAGCTGCTCGCTTACGAGCAGTACATGGACGAGGACCAGAGCTTCATCCTCACCTACCGCGAATGGGGTGATGCCCAAAAGGACACGGTCCAGTCGATCATTGAGTGCGCCTACGGCTTCGGGGTCATCGAGTCCGCTGGCCTCAAGCGGATCATCTCGGCCTGATCCGGCCTCTTCCTCGCTGCATCATCATCATGTACTGCGTCACTGTTGGTTTCATGTCTGGGGATTCGCCGCCCCAGCTCCTGCTCGGCCCCGAGGTATCGGTGGCCGAGCAGGAGGAAAGCCTCCAAGAAAAGGCACGGGTCGACGACGGTGGCGAGTTCATTGCCATCGAGATCGTCTACTCAAACGGTCGCCCCACTCGCCGGGTCGATTTCACTCCGCCCTCCGTCAAGGAGGCTGCCGCCTCAGCCGCTGCGGAAAAGGCAGCTGCCGATGCCGTTGCTGCTGCTGCTGCCAAGGCGGCCCGCCGCGCAGAACTGGAAGCGGAACTGGCAGCCCTCAATGCCTCCGATCCAGCCGATGGCACCGAGGACGAAGGTCTCCAGTGGGCCGCCTCGCTGGAGGCTGATCCAGCCGCTCCCGTCTCCCCGGAGGCCGCCGCCCTCGATGCCGACGACGAAGCTGCTGCCACCGAGACCGTGGCGGATCCCGCTCCGGTCTCTGGAAAGCGGAAGCGCTGACTCCATCCTCGATCGCCACTCAGTTGGTTGGCCCCCGGTGCCGGTTCGTCCGGGCCGGGGGCTTTTCTTTCCTCCTCATGCCAATCACCGACTGCTTCCGCTTCATGCGCCGCGAGACCCAACGGGTCTTCGGCGACGGCACGTTTGCCCACTTCCCCGCGGCCCGTGGCGGGGATACGTACACGGTCGTCCTCCCATGCACCAGCTCGCCAGTGCGAGGCCGCAACGGCGACGCCGCCGGCCTGCTCAAGATGTCGAGCGATACGCGGATCATCGAGATCGATGCCGCTGGTCTGGCCTACAATCCACGGCCCGACGACATCCTCCTCTTCGGCCCTGCCGTCCGCAATGCCTCGTACCAGTGGGCTGCCGATCCCGCCAACCCTCCGTCCCGCTACCGCATCGTCTCTGCGGACAAGGCATCGTTCCATGCCCACTGGCGCATCGAAATCGAGCGCCACGCATGAATTCCATGGGACCCACATGGGACCCAACTTTTTCCCACCCTCTCGAAAAAAAATGCTCAAAGTCGTCGACCTCTCCGCGCTGCAGAATCTCGAGCGCTTCGCGGCGTCTCGTGAGCTGAGCGGTCGTGGATTCCATCGCACTGCCCGGTACGCCATGCGGCTGTGGGTCTCGTTCGCCCTGGCGAAGATCCGGGCCGCCGATCCACGGAAAATCCGGGCCGCCCTCATGTCTGTGGTCACTTCGTACACCGTAGTCGCCACGGCCGCCGTTGGCAGCAAGACCAACCGCCGCAGCAAGAAGACCACCAGGGTCAAGGCCGCCGATCAATACCGAGGCACGCTCGCGAGCAAGATCGTCGGCGTGCTCAACTACAAAAACTCCCGGACTCTCCCCCGCGAGCAATTCTACCGGGTCGTCGGAAAGTGGGTCCGGGGCCGTGTCTTCGGGGCGCGCATCCACCGGGCTGGCATGGTGCCTGCCCTCGATGCCACGGCCGATGTCGGCAAGGTCAAAGCATACCGGGCCGAGTTCGGCCGGCTGCCAAAATACCGCCGCGCCCCGGGATCCTACCAGCAAAAGCTCACCGCGCAGACCGCAGACATCCTTGTGGAAAACTTCGCCTCCGCCTTTGGCCAGCAGGCCAAGGGCATCATCGGCATCGCCCCCGATGCATTCGCGTCCTCGGCCACCGAGGTCGACCGGCTCATGGGCATCTATGCCGACCGCAACATCCGGGAGGCCGCCCGCCGCAATGGGTTCGATGTCCGCAACGCAGCCTGATCATCATGCCCACGTACACCGCTTACCCACCCGAGGACAGAGTCCTGCTGGCAGTCGATCGCGTCCTGCGCACTGGCATTGCAGCCATTCCGGCCTCGGCTCCGCCCACCGCGTGGGCACACGGTCAACCCTGCCCAGCCGGGCATGCTGTCTTCCCGGCCGGGCTGCGCATCTACCTCGCAGATTCGGACGAGGACATGCAGACGCCTGCCATCGTAATTTTCCTCGATGGAGATCCCCAGCGCGCCGCGCCGCGATCCGAGGTCCTGTGGAATGTGGAGATCGCCATCGATCTCCTGTGGCCTCTGGACCAATGGGATACAGCCACCGAGCATGCCGTCACTGGGTTCGTCAAAAACCTCCTCACCAACGACATCCAGCTGCCCGGCGGGGCTGGCATCTCGCGGGCCTGCGATCGGCTGAGCGACAGCACCATCACCTTCGTGGGCAGCCTCGAAGAAAACAACTTCCCGGAGACCTCGGTGCAGCGGCTGCAGGACAATGCCGGTCACCCGCTCCTCTCCATTCGATTCCGCGCCATCGTCGCCGGCATCTCATCCTGATCCCCATGCCTCCCATCCCAGTCAATCCGCTCGCGGCCACCCTCGTCCGATCCTCGGTCCCCATCACCGCGGCCGCCATCAACACTCTCCGACCCGAGGATGCCCTGCTCGTCGAGTCCTGCTCGGCCCGGGCCACCCGGCAGGAATGGCGTCGGTACAACAAGGACGGCGACCTCATCGCCTACGTGCGCCACAGCCCGCAGCTGATCTACAGTGTCACCGCCACGGCCCTCGATCCCCTTGGCGAAAACCTCGCCAACTACCATCCGGGTCGGAACCTCAGCGACCGAGCACTGGCCTTCTTGAATGGTCGCGCGCCGTTCCAGTTCCTGGCCGAATACTCCGGGGCTCGCGTCGGCCGGCTCATCTACGGCGACCCCCAGCAGGATCCCGTCCCCGGCGATGCCATGCGCACATCCTTCACCATCGAGCACTGCTTCATCGACCTCGACACGGGCACTTATCCGGCCATCTCCGGGGGTGGCGAGTCGGGCCCATACCATGCATTCTCGGTCTACTGGGAGGATTTCAATGGGACGAAAAACCGATTCCTCCGGGTCAAATCCGGCGCGGAACCGGGCCTCTCCAGTCTGCTGGCCAGCGGCCTGCCGCCGGCTCTCGCGTACTCGATCTCGGCCAATCCGGGATCCACTCCCATCGATCCCCCTGGTGGCGAGACGCCCGCCGGCGCAATCACCAACGACATCACCATCCTCGGTGTCTATGCGCACACGTCGGCCCAGTGGCTGCACGAGGCGGAGGGGCTGGTGCCGTCGGCCAATCACTCGACCGACATCCTCATCCCCTACTGGTACAACGCGGCCTCGGCTGGGTCCGCCTCGGCCATTGTGGCGGGGGGATACTGGTGCGGCACCACGCCGCCGACCACCCGTCCGGGCACAAGCCATGCCCGCGCGGCCCTCTGGTCGACGGCCTCCGGATGGATCTCGGAGCCTACTCCGGGAGTCGGTCCAGCATGGACCCGGCCCACAAATCCGCTCGCCTCAGTCACTGGGCTCTTCTGGGATTGACGCTGCCCGCAAAGGATATGCCAGCCACTCCAGTAAACCCGCTCGCGGCCTCCGTCCTGCGGACGAGCAATGCCAGCTTTTCCCCGTTTGCCTTCGGGCTCGCGGCCCCCATCGCGGGCCTGCTCCTCAACAGTTTCGCGGTCAATCCAACGCGCGACCTGGTCCGAAAAAAAGATCACACGGGCCACGAGGGCATCGTGGACATCATGTCCAATCCGCAGATCAAAGCCAGCATCGATGCCGAGAATATGTCGGTCACTGACCCCATGGCCAATCCCCACCCGGGTGCCGCTCTCAGCCCGGCCGCCGTGGCTCCGTACACCAGCAACCTCTCCCACGGATTTCCGACCTCGGGCATCTGGGTCATGGGCAACCCGACCCGCACGGCGGCTCCTGCTGAACTCCAGAAAATCACTTTCGAGCTGACCCTTCGCTGGACCCCGAGCACTGCTGTCCAGATCATCCAAGACACGGACGCCATCTGATCGTCGCACAATCTCACCGGGATGCGAGGCCGGTTCCGGAATGTCTGGGACCGGCCTTTTCCTTTTCCGCATGCAACGACTCCCCATCTCTTTCCCGGCCAAGTCCGCCCCGTCCACCCCAGTGGTTGATCTGGCCCGCGCCCTCGGTGTCCATCCGTTCGCGGTCGCTCTCGCGACCATCGGCATCAGCGTCGAAGCCGATGCCCTCGTCGGCGACTTTGGAGAGGAACTGACATGGTGGGTCACCAGCCGGCTGAGCGATGCGCAGGCTCTGTGCGTCCGCTGGGAGCATGGCGGTGCGGCTGGAGAGGCTCCGGCTCAGTGGGAGCAATTCGCCGCCTGTATGCGAGCCCTCGACTGCATGGCGCAGCTCTCTCGGTGGGCAGCCAATCCGCATGATGTGCCGGCCGACATCCGACGGAATGTCGAGCCTCGTGAGGTCCCGCTGCAGGGAGTGGCCAATCTCCCGGTGGCCGCTGCCATCTATGCTGCCGGGTTCGTCCCGATCCCTGAGGTATTCCCTGCGGAATCGCATCGCGGCCCGGTGTGGGGCTTTCCGCAAAACTCGACGACCTACCCGGCCCTCCGCCTCGATGCGGTCATCGCTGCAATTCAGCGGCCCGCTGAGTCAATCATGGAGGCAGTCACTCTGCCGGGATACCCACCGGAGGAACACCCGTTCCTGTACGGCCTGCAGTGCGTCCTCAACCTGCCCGGCTTCGCCGCCCTGCAAGAGGCAGCCCGCAAGGCCCCGCGCGTCGGGCTGCGCAGCAAGTACAGCCAGCGCAGCGCGATCGTCTCAGCCGACTCCATCCGCGAAGGCCGGAAGGACACAGCCGCATTCCGCGACCGCCTCCATCGCCATCTCACCGCATGATCCCCGCATTCCCAGTCATCGACTTCCCGTCTCTCCCCGGCACCGCTCCCGCAGCCCAGCCAGCCTCCCAGCCGGCGCAACTGGACGGCCCGCTCGCCACCAGATTCCCCTGGCGCCTCACGATTGCTGGCAAGGCCGAATACTACGACGCCGCCGCTACCAACTACCTCCCGCAATCCCTGAGCGAGGCCATCGTCCTCCTCTACATCTGCGCCCATCCCACCGAGCACATGTGGCAGGCTCGCGCTCCGGAGCACGAGGATGGGGTCGACTCCGTCCTCCCTCTCGGCATGGATCCCGTCGGCCTCCGCAAGAGCATTGCGCTGTGGGCGGCCCGCAGCCTGCGCCACGACGAGGATGCCGAGCTCATGGCTCTCGCTCTCCAACTCTGGGTCGATGGGCATGCCACCTTCGCCACGCCGACCGACGGCTCCGCACAAAAAAAAACGGATCGGCTCCCCACTGGACTGAGTCCTATGTCAACCTCCTCACCGACGGAGACCCAGCCAGACGAGACTACGTCCTCCATCGACTGCCCCTGCGCGATGCCCACGCAGCAATGCATGCCCGATTCCACGCAGCCGGCATCGATTGCGTGACCTCCGCCCAGCGGGCCGCCCGCGCGGCCGCCGTCGACGCCCAGCTCGCCGCCCTCAACCTCTGATCCATGGCCTCACGTAAATCCTCCATCGGTGCTCAGCTCACCCTCGACAAACGAGGGTTCCGTGTCGCGCTCGACTCTGCCAAGCAGGACGCGGCCGGGTTCAAGGCCAGCCTTGAGCAGATGAAAGTCTCGAAAGGAGCACTGGCCGGCGAAGGCTTTGCGATTGGGAAATGGACTGAGCTGAGCAGCAAGATCAATGTGATCGGGGGCGGCCTTAAGACCGTCGGCGGTGCCGCGGTTGGACTGGGGAAAAACCTGTTTTCCTCCGAGGCATCCTTCGAAAATCTGGTGCGCGGTCTCGCCTCCACCAGTGATGGATCCGAGACTCTGCGGGAGGAGCTGGTTGCCCTGCAGGAAACGGCCAAGATGCCCGGCCTAGGATTCCGCGAGGCCATCCAAGGTGCCACGGCCCTCAAGGGCGCGAAGCTCTCCGCGACGGAGGCCCGCGAGGCCCTTGTCACCTTTGGCAATGCCCTGACCAATGCGGGCAAGGGCAAGGCGGAGCTGAACGACGTCATCCTCTCGATCCAACAGATGATGTCGACGGGGCAGGTGGACATGGAAAACCTCAAGGAGATCGCCACCCGGATTCCGGGGTTCTTGGAGATGGCTGCCCGCGTCCCAAAAGGCAATGCTCGCGAGTGGCTGCGCGGTGTCATCAAGGAGCTGCAGCGACTGCCCAAGGCGGCCGAGTCCGCGCAGGACAAGGTGGACAATTTCAAGGATGCCCTCGACCAAAAGCGTCTCGGCCTCACGGGGGGTAAAGCGTCTGGCATCGTGGGTGCGCTCACCGGCGAAGCGATGAAGCTCCTGCAGGGCGAAGGGCTTTCGGTCGAGTCTCTCTTCGAGGCTGCGAGTGGCGAGGACCTCATGTCCAAGTACCAGCCAACCGAGGCGGAACTGGCCCGCCGGAAAGCGCTCCGCGATGAACTGGCTGAGGCCGAGGCGGAGCAGAAGCGACTGGCGGAGCAAAAGGTCAAGGACGACAAGGAGCAGGCGGAGCGGGATCGGAAAAAGGCGACGGAGCCGCAGCGCCGAGAGGCGGCGGAATCCCTCGATGTCCTCCGTCTGCGCGCCGCCGGACGTGGCAAGGATGCCGACAAGCTCGAGGCTCAGCAGGCGGAAGCCCGCCGCCGATCCCAACTGGAGGCCGCGGGCATGAGTTCGGAGCAGGCTGCCGCGCAGGCATCGGAGGAGACTGCTCTAAACAAGGCCATCGCATCAGGCCGGCGCAAAACCTACAAGGGGGGATCGGATCGGAATGCTGGTGGCGGCCTCGCGGAATTCGATGCCATGCAGGAGCGGATGGATCGCCGCTCGCTGAACGAGGAATGGAGCTTCGGGGGTCTCGACTCCTACAAGGCCATGCAGGGCAGCAATGTCCTCGCAAAGCAGGCGGCCGCCCGGCAGTCGGGCAAGGCCAATGCCACGGCCTCCGACCCGATCACTAAGGCGATCACCGACATGAGCCAGCGACTGAGCACTTTGCTGGAATCCAACAATACCAAGCTGGAGGCGATCAACTCAAAGCCACTATGATCCTCGAAGACTACCTGCTGCCAAATGTCCCAGCCACAGGTGGCCGATGGGATTGGGAGACCGATCCGGCCCTGCAGCCGAATCCCCGCGGCTTCGACCAGCTCACCGCCACGATCTGCTTCCGGGGCACCATCGCCCAGCTCAATAACCTATACGACCTCGGCGAGCAAAATGCCCCGGGGTTCGGCTCTGCGCGGAACCTGTTTTATGCCGGCCCGACGGTCAAGGAGT